ATCAGCACGAGGAATGTTCATCGAAGCACGAGAATACCTCAACCGAGGACTCTCTGACAGTGAACCCTTTTATCGTGCCATTAGTTTTTATGTTGTTAACAAGTGCTCTTTTTCTGGTCTCTCTGAGTCCTCATCCTTTTCTTCCCAGGCGTCCGACCAAAACTTTTCAATGCGAGGAATCGAAAAACTCCCTTTCTATTCCCAACTCATCAGAAACTGGCATATCACTAATTTGTCGTATGAGAAATTGATGACGGATGATGATACTGTATTCTTGTATCTGGATCCTCCATACTCTATCAAAGATAACCTGTATGGTAAGAAGGGTAGAATGCATAGTGGATTCTCTCATGAAACATTCCATAAAACTTGTGACAGTTATAAGGTAGATCAAATGATTTCTTACAACTCAGACAATCTAATCAAAGAACGTTTCCAAGGTTGGAAAGCACAAGAATACGATCACACATACACAATGCGATCTGTAGGAGACTACATGAAGGATCAAGAAAAAAGAAAAGAACTAATCCTATTAAATTATTAAAATGAACAAAGCACCATACAATCGAAGATCTATACACAAAGATGTTTCACACCTACCTTTAGACCAGATTCAATATGCTATCACCCCTCCACTCTTGGAAGAGGAAATAGTTCATTGCCGAAGGTCTGATGAGAAGAACCTTACCAACTACGCAGGAAAAGTATGCGAAGATTTGGTAAGGTCTTACTGTGCAGAGAACAGATGGAATGTAGCAGAACCTGAGATTGATATGGGAATTGACTTGCTTATCAATAGAAATGATAGGTGGGACAAAGTTCAAGTTAAGAAAGTTGTTTTCTGGGAAACTGACTATGGATTGATGACACAGAAGTTTCAGTTTCAATCAGGTGGTATATCAAAGGATGTAAGATTGCGTCATCGTCAATCAAGTCCTGATGACTTTGATTCATTCATTCATGTATTGGCAACTCCATATCGCCAACTTATATTTGAGACTCCCGTAGATCAAATCCCTTTGAAAAAGGATGGTACTTTTATACAATCGAGAGGGACAGTTATTACTCAGAATTATAAGAAAGCACCGAAGGGGTATGTTGATTGGGGGAAAAATATGGTAAGATGTTTATATCATCCTAAATTGTTCCTAACCTTTCCTGACTTCTGGAATACAAAAGATAGAAATCTTTCAACTTTATTATCATGAAATACGATGACAGATATCCTCTAAAGGATTATCTAAACTCCATCAATCTTAACAAAAAGAACTTGATGGACGATGAAGATCCCACATGGGAAAAGAAGTACCCTGCATTCATTATTAATAAATGTATGTCTCATCATATGGATACAGTTCTATATGCTAACGAGATGAATATGTATCCAAACTTACCTAATCGTATGCAGTATGATTTTTTTATACATATAGTGAGACCCCGTAAGAGATTCTCTCCTTGGGGTAAGAAGGAAAAGGTGAATGATCTTGAACTTGTCAAGGAATACTATGGTTATAGTAATGAGAAGGCAAAACAAGCATTGCGTATCCTATCTCCTAATCATCTAGACTACATTAAAGAAAAACTGAACAAAGGGGGTAAGAAAAGATGAGTGAAGGTAATGAAGTCCAATGGACTAAAGAGAATATGATTGAAGTGAACCTCAAGGAACCTGATGATTTCTTGAAAGTTCGCGAAACACTTACCCGTATTGGAGTTGCCTCCCGTAAGGAAAAGAAACTGTATCAGTCCTGCCACATTCTACATAAGAAAGGACAATACTACATTGTACATTTTAAAGAACTATTTGCGTTAGACGGAAAGAAAGCAAACCTATCAGACAACGACGTACAAAGACGAAACAGAATCATCAAACTATTATCTGATTGGGGTCTAGTTGAGATTGTAAAGGAAGACAGCATTAAAGGTGTAGCACCACTAAGTCAAATCAAAGTTATTGCATACAAAGAAAAGGGGGACTGGACACTAGAGTCTAAATACAATATTGGAAAGAAACGCACTACAGAATGAGCGACTTTAATTATCATGTCCAGTGGTTTAAAAGTCCTGGATACCTACTAGCAGAGGTTCCCCCTGCAGTAGTTGAAGAATTACAGCATAGCATCAACACACTAGAGAAGACCCCTGAGACGGACGCTAGAGACTCTCTGAGGGGTCATATAGAAGAAGAATGGACTTTACCCCTATCCAAGGAGATTAGTGCATTCACTCGTTGCCTTTCATATGAATACATCAAGCAGTTTGGTTTCCAACCTGCTATGGGTGTAGCAGAGACAATGAGAGAAATCAGTGAGTGTGACTTTGAACTAAAAAGACTCTGGGTAAACTTCCAGAATAAATACGACTTCAACCCTCTGCACATACACAGTGGGTTGTTTTCGTTTGTGATCTGGGTGCAAGTTCCATATGACTTAGAAGAAGAAAGAAAAAGATATAAGACAAACGGAAATGAGACAGCATCATTCATGTTCCAGTACAACACAGCACTAGGTGGACTGGATACAGAGTACTTACACATAGACAAATCATTTGAATGGAAGATAGCATTCTTCCCTGCACGCCTTAATCACGGTGTTAATCCATTTTATACTACAGATGATCACCGTATCTCAATAAGTGGAAATCTTTATGTTATAGATAATAATACAATAGAATAATTATCATGGCAGATGCAGTTAAAAAAGAAGACCCTAAGAAGGGTATCTTAGGTAAAATTAAAGAAGCAGCAGAGGATAAGGAGGAGCAACTTGCTATCCTTTCTACCTTTGTGCGACTTGGAATCTTGATTTGGTCTGGTGGAATTTTAACATTAGCGTATGTTGATTTGCCACCTGCATTGAAAATTCCTAAACAGGATATGGATCCAACTTTCATAGCTTCGGTCTTCACAGGAGTCGTAGCTACCTTCGGTGTCCAAGCGGGAGGTAAGAAAAAGAACGGTGAAAATGGTGGTGGTGCAAACATATCTAAAAAAGATATGGAGTTTCTTATCGCTAAGGCATCCGAGACTGCTCCTGCCCAAACTATAAGGATCGAACAAGGTCCTGTAAAAATTGTCCCTTCTGATACTAAGTAATCATCATGCAAAAAATCATTAACGTCCTTGCCATTGCATCATTCGCTGTTTCTATTTCTGCTGTTGGTGGTGCTGTGTATGTGTATACACAGAAAGATGCCATCATCGAAGATCTAAAAGAGAAAGCATTAGGTTCTTTAGGTGCAGGAATCTCTTCAGCACTTCCTAATGTAGTCGAAGGTATCATTCCTGAGACAACAGGATCTGCCATCCCAGATGTTAAATTGCCCTCAATGCCATGAATGTTAAATGGATCTCAATAGGTGTAGTCGGTAGTTTATTTGCTGCTTCTCATATTGGTATGATTGGTATGCTTGCAACTAGAAACGAGTCTAAAATACCACAGTTAAACCTGCCTGCAGGACCTTATACTTCTTACGTTGCTACTGCAGACGAATCTGGATATAAGATTAGTTACAAAGCAAATGATCCTAAGACGATGTACATCACTAAGGACATTGTAAAACCTTCTGGGTTTCTCGGATTCGGGAGAACCAAGACACAAGTTGTTGAAGAGTACGTCATGGACGGATCAACCAATCAAGGTGGACCTGTATCCAATGCTCGCTCATGGCAAGATGGTAGTGCAGGAGGCAAAGCAGGAATCTCAAAAAAGTCTGTCGCGTGTATCGAGGCGGTCGGTGGTGGCAAACAAACGGGACGTCTTGTCGGGACTAGCGTAGGTGCTGCTGTTGCTCCTGCTGTCACTGGAATCCCATTTGTTGGTTGGTTAGCAGCAGGTTGGATTGCTATGTTCGGTGGAGAACAAGGTTCAGAGATAGGTGGTAATATGGTTAATGATCTCAATGATGCATGTGAGGTAGACGATGGAGATACCAACAATAAGGATTGATCAAGGTCAAATCCAAACTATCAATGTCAGAAACAATTACATAAGTGATATACCGAAATGGTTAACATCGGATCCCCCTCAGGCGATTCCGATATATCCTCCTGTCACTCAACAGATTGGTGTACCTATCATCAACATTCCTGGATGTGTTGAGGCACATGAACGTAGTGATAAGAATGATAATATTGTAGGTGACGATCCTAAGGGTGCGAGGATATTTTGTGATGCAGGTTTACCTTCATTCAATCCTATTGATTACTCACCAGAACAGTTACAGTATGAAATGCAGGCACCAGTTCCACCTGTAGCACCACCTCCAGATGATGTAGAAACTGATACTGATATACCTCCAGTCAAACCTCCACCTACTGAGTGCCCTGGACCTAATCAACCTAGAGTTGGTGACCTAACAGCAAGTGGAGATGAAAGAGTTATTGGTCACGAACTAAGTGAAGATGGTAAAATCTGTGTAGTATTATATGAAGATACAACTGCAGTCGAAAAATTTCTACCAACTGCAAATCAAGTCAGCACTACTGCATCGATTGCTGTAGTAGCTACCGCTGCTGCTGCAGCAACACCATTATTATTGAGAGTTGTCAAACCTATAGTCAAACAAATTATTAAAAAGATTCAGAAGTTACTAGGTAAAGAACCTCGTCAACCTACTAGAATTGAAGTTAAGGCAAACGCGATTCGTCAAAAGAGAGGGTTACCTCCTTTAAAAGTGAAGCGTCCGAAGAAACCTCGTTAGGTGTAATCTTATGAACGTGGGGTGTAATAGTATTAACACCTTGTACTACCACGTCAGCACACAGTGAAAAATAAGGTGACTTTGGATGGAAGGATATACCATCTTTCATTAATGAACCGCAATTTTTTAATCTCGCGATCTCAAAATCCAAGCGTTTATTAGCATTCATCTGATTCATCAATGCGATGTTTGATGCTGCTGCTTCTTTACATAGTTTCTGGAGTTTCTTATCCATGGGGTTAGACCATGTAGCAGACACACCTATACTTAAATTATAATTATCTTTCTGTCCTGTTCTTGTCGGAACAAAATATAAAATCTCTCCTGGATTATCTGGCACTCCGTTATCATCTGCGTCTAACATATTGTAGACTGGAGAATCCCAGTATTGTTCGTTTGGTTTTTGTGCTGATGCACTACCTGTAACGTATGGCGTGACATTCATAGTCGGTCCTTGACATTGGATGCCATTACCATAAGTGTTAGTTATATACGGTCCTTGTAAAACCTGAATAGCTTGATTGGTAACTGAGCCCGAACTATTTGCAACGGGAGCAGCAGTTGCACTGACTCCCCCTACAGTTTCCGCAACCGCAGGTATCGCATTTGTTAGTTGTGTTAGACATAGAATTACTGGGAGAAAATACTTGTTGTGTCGGTTACGCTTGTAACCTCGGTAGTCCTCTGGATTACCGTGTGATTTGAAAGACCTGGGGATTGATAGGTCTCTGTGAACTGAAACGCTGCCCCTGGTGTTGTCTGTGTGAACGTTGGTTTCGTTCCTATTCCTGTCCATGTCGAAGTCACTCCTTCAATAATTACATTTGATTTCTCAGTGGTAGGGGATAGATTACCACTTGCAGATACGCCTGATCCTGTTACCGAAAATTGATACCCAGTGTTGTAGTCCATCGAATTGATAGTTTCTACTACTTTTGATGTCGTTTCCGTGTGAGACGTCATCGAGCCTTGTTGAAAATTTGGCACCACGGGGACCGCAATCGCAGGTGCAGCACTTGTCAAAGCAATAACCGCACCTAGGACATATGTCTTTCTTGTTA